CGGGCGGCGTTGCGTCTACGGCCGGCGAAGGAACGCTCGACGTCGGTCCAACCTTCGGTCCTAAAGGGTCGATCGCCGCCGCCTTCTTCTTGGCCTGCGCCTCAGCCTCCTCCTGACCCACTCCCTGGAGCATGAACATCAGGGCGTGGATGTACTCGTCCTGCGACTGAATCCCGTAGGAGATCAACAGGTCGACTTCTTCGCGCGTCACCGTGGGGTCGAGGTGCAGGAATGCCGCGTGGAACATCTCGATCTGGATGCCGGAGTTCAGACGGCCGTACACCGTCAACCCGACATCCGCCTTCTTGCTCTCCTTGTCCGCCTCCAGCGTCTCCTTCTCGGCGTCCTGCATCATGCGGTAGATCTCGAGCATCAGCGCCCAGACATCGAAGTGCAGGCGCTTGTCGAGTGCCTCCAGGTCGCCGACCGTGAGCATCGGGAGGTCGATCTTCAGCGGATCCTTGTCCTTCCGCCGAATCGTTACCGGCGTCGTCGGGACACTGACATCCTTCGCCATCTGTTTGAGGTCGAATCCCATGGTCCTAGAGCCTCCTCACCAAGAACTGTGCATTGACCCGCGTGAGGGGCTTGCCCTCTCCACCTTCGTCTTCGTCCGAGACCTTGCACGTCAGGTCCAGGAGCTCCAGGCCGCGTACCGGCGTGCCCCGGTAGGTGACTTGCTGATCAGGACCCTCTTCCCCTGGCTGGATCTTCACGAGGAACCCGGAGAGGTTGAGGTCCACTTCCTGGACGTGGCACGGGATCATCTCGTGCTCGCCCTTGACCTCGGCCAGCTTCGCCGTCTCCCCCTTCGGGTGTAGCGCCAAGGCGTGGAGTCCGGCGAATGTGAACTGCGCCTCGACTACGTCGACGTCCGCCGGCTGCCCGTCAATCAGCACCTGCGTCACGTTGTGTGTCTCCGCGACGTGAACGACCACCGTCTTCCCAAACAGCTTGCCCTCTGCCCGCACGAGTCCTACGATCGTGCCCGCTGGTGTCATTGCCTCACCCCTTCTTCGTATGCGCGTTCGAGGAGTTCCCCGACCGCCGCGTAGTTGAAACTGGATCGCACGTGTCGTGCGACCTCCTCCACCGATTCACACTTCACTGCCCGCTGAATCGCCTGCGCGATGCTCTCGGGGGCCAACGGGTCGCAGTAGAAGACCCCTTGCATCCCCTCCGGCAGGTACTCCTTCACCGATCCGCGATCCGAGACGACGATCGGCACGTTGAGCGCAGCCGCCTCCAAGTTCACCAGCCCCGGCGTCTCCAAGAGGCTCGGGAGGCAGTGCGCCGACGCCCGCCGCATCACCTTGAACAGGCTGGGGGCATTCCCCGGTGTCCCGATCACGATGTTCTTGCCCTGGATGAGTGTCTGGTACTTCTTCATGTAGGGCGCAGACATCTCGCCGATCAGCACGAGTTGGAGTTCCGGATCGTCCTTCCAGATGATCTCCATTGCCTGAATGAGCCGGTGCTGATTCTTTCGCACTTCGATGCGCGCCGCGCACAAGACAAAGCGCTCCGCAATCACATCCTCCAATCGGTTCGGCAAGTCACTACGATCCGCCAGCGCCGGGAGGATCTCTCCATCGAGGTCCACGGCATTCGGTACCACAGAGTACCGTTCCGCCAACGGCTTCTTCTTCCGTATCTCGATCCCGAGGCTCTCGACGAGCTTGAGGACCTGTTGCATCTCCCCCTCACTGTTCGGAAGGAGGAAGTCTGCCATCCCGAAGATGACGCCGGCGCCAATCACGAACTCGTCGAACGACCGCGCGTTGCGGTCCTTCGTCGCCTGATCGAAGTCGTAGACCTCCGCGAGTTCCTTCTCCAGTTCGTCCACCGGCCAGAAGACCGGCGAACAGAAGACCGGAATCCGCTGCCGTTCCGCCAACTGGCAGGCCAGCATGTATGGCCCCTTCGGGCCGCCGGCGTTCACCAGATGAAGGACGTCCACATCATCCCAGTCCGGCACCGTGCGAAGCAGGTTGACAACCTTGACCTGATGCCCGCGCTTCGCTAGTGCGTGTGCCATCCCGACGGCCTGACGCTCCGAACCCATGGTCGGATGCTCCAGGTCTGCCGTCGTCGACAGCGCAATCACGATCCTGAGCACTGCACACCCCTTTCCCCGTTCCGAACGCGATGAAGGGCCTACGCCGCCACCCGCAGGCGCAGGCCCCTCTCCGACCTAGACGACGAGTGCCAAGGCACCGCTGCCCTGAATGTCGAACCCGACCGTTGCCACGGCAGCCACCGCCACATCGACGTTCTCTGCCGAGACGTAGGCGAGACCGTGGTAGTACTTGTCGCTGTAGACGTGGAAGTAGCACTCGACCTGCGTGCCGCTTCCCCCCAAGAGCGCCGTGCTGAGCGCCGCCTGTCCAGCATCGTCAAGGTCCCAGAAACCCTCGGCGACACCCGTCCAGGTGCGGACTCCGCACTTGTACGCCCCCCATCCGTCGTTGTTGAACACCGAAACGTCGTTCAGCGCCATGCTGATCGAGAGGCTCCAGTGGTTCAGTTCTCCGAGTATTGCGGCCGATCCCACAGCACCGGCCCGGAAGTACCCGTCCACGCCGCAGTACGTTGTCATGGTTCCCTCCCCTCCTCAGTTCGGGCTGGCAGCCCCGTAATAGCGAATCACGGGTTGCCACGTCTTGGTCGCATCGTCGCGTTGCGGGAGATCCGAACCTCTCCGCAATGTGATCGCCCTGTAGCCTGACACCGAAAGCGCAGCCCCGTCGAATACGGTCGCGATCTGCGCGGCGATGTCCCCTGCCTCAATCGGCCCGGCCGATGAACTTACTACCCTCATATAGATCGCTACTTCCGTCGCCACTGGGACCGCACTCTTGAATGCGGACGCGTGCACCAGTTCCCCGAAGTCGAACATGACGTAGGGCTTCACCCCATCCGGCGGCGGCACCATGTACCCGAATCGGCCGTCGAGCAGAGTCGTCCAGAGTGTCGTGTTCGCCGACGCCTTTGTGACAACCGCTTGCATGAGGCCGACTTCCAAGCTCGCCATGACTCAGCGCACCGCCATGACGTAGAGATCCACGTAGGCATCGCCCACGTTCACGTCGAGTTGGAACTGGACAGCGACAGCGCCCGGCGTCAATTGGAAGGTCTTGATGTAGCCGTCGCCAAAACTCTCTTCCTTCTGGAAGGCGTAGTTATCGAAGTTCACGCCATCCAAGGATCCGAATGCCAGCACGTCGAAATCCGAAGCCGTGTTCCCGGCTCGCGTGCTGTGCACCTGGCAGAGGATTGCCGAGGCCCCAGCCGGCAAGCCGAGAGAGGTTGCCGCATCATCCGGCACCCCCGCGGCTGTCCCGGTATGCGTCCAGCTCAGAATCGTCACCAGCCCTGGTTCGGCCCTTGCCATCGTCCCTCCCTAGGCTCTTCCGTCAGCCCCGGACACCCGTTCCTCAATCTCGGCGAGCGTCTCGGATACCAGCAACGAAGTCCCTCTTGAAAGCTCGATCTCTGTCCCCTCATCCAACTGCCGAATCAGATCGATCAGATCGACGCGGACCGATACCGACCGCTCGACGACTACCGGCTCCGTCGGTTGCGCTGGCGCCCCCATGACCCGCGGCTGGAAGGTCGTCGGCTGCATCGTCACCAGTTCCGTCAGCAAGATCCGCTTCCCCATAGCAGTTACGCCGGCCCCGGCTATGCCGGACTCGGTGCCTCCCCCTTCTTCACCCATTCTTTCATCAGGCTCGGCTTCTCCGAACGCAGGGCGTTCTCCAGATAGTGCTTCCCCGCCATCTTCTCCGTACCCAGTTCCTGGTGTACTGCGTAATGGACGTTCGACCCGTAGCGCATCGACGTCGCCGTGACGTTCACCTGCCACGTGATCGAAGCACGAAGGCGCCCGGTGTCAACCGGGCAGTTCTTCTTCGCGACAGCGGTGAGCCGGGCACCCGCGCGATGCAGAAAGCGCACTGCTTGTGCATACTGCATCGTCTTCAAGGGCTTCGGATCCCAGGTCACGATGACTGCCACGCTCTACCTCCGTCTCCGTCCCCAGACCGTCCAGATTCGTTCCGTCGCATCTGTCGTGATGAGGGTCGCCCCATCTCCCAAGTCCACCTTGAACGTCTGGCCGCCGTACACAATCTCGTCGGTGGCCGCCGGTACCAGGTTCGTGTCCGTTATCCCCTGCGAGGTGAATGCCGAGGTCGCAAAGACGAAGCCGCGGTCGTCCTCTTGCAAGAGGCCTTTCGATGCCGCTACGTCCCGGACCGTCGCGAAGATCACCAGACCGCTGAGCGTCGGCTGCTCCCAGTAGCTAGGGACGTAGGTGCCGGTCGTCTTGTCATAGGCGGCCTGTTGCTTGAACCGCTTGTAGACGAAGCTCTTGCCGAGGCCCGGCTCCGAGATCACCGTGCGCAGCGCTTCCTTGACGATCAGCCCCACGTCACCGACAGGCACTACTCCAGATCCCTCCAATCCTCCGACAACTCATCCCGATTCCCGACGCCTCGCTTGATCTCGAAGCTCGGCTGTACACGGTCGGTATCCTGTTCCGCCGCCGTCTTCAGGCTGATACTGATCGACGGGCAGGCCGGCGCCGCGAAGCCCACAGCCTCCGTCTTGAACCCATCCGCCAGCGTCAGGTAGTGCGTCACCCTCTGTTCAAGGGAGACGCGGACGTCGGCCGCTGCCGTGTTCACAAACCGCGCGAACCGCGCGGCGATCGCGCGACAAACGATCTCGCACGCCTTGGCGACGTTCGTTCCTGCTTCGCCCAAGGCGTACGCGATCTCCGCATTCGTCGCCAGCTCCTCGGCCGCATTCGTGTCGCCGACCTTGAAGCGGACGCGATCCGTCAGGTCTGTAGCCGGATTCCCTCCGTAGGACATGCCTCGTCCTCCTCACGCCGTTGTTGGCTACTGGAAGATGTCGAGGTAGAAGTCCACGGCATTCTGGAGCGAGTTCACCGACACGTTCGTTGCGTCCCATCCGGTGATGTATGCATCGCCGAGGCTCACGACTGCGAAAACCGGAGCCACGCCAAGGCTGTGCGCGACGTTGACCGGAGTGCCCGCAGTGGCTACCGTCCCCGTCTTCCGGGTTCGGGACATCTTCACTGCGGTAACCGCGCTGTCGGCAATCGACGCGGTTTCCAGGCCATTCGCCAACTCCAGGTCTTCGATGATCGTGTGGCCGCGAAAGAGCCTCGTTGCCCTCTTTGTCATCGTTCTCAACCCTCCCCTCTAGGAGTCTTTGGTGCTACGCCGTCCTCTCGCGCGCCGAGGGATGTGGTACTTCTCCATCTTCTTGCTGATGGTCCCGGAAGGGCACCCGGCCAGCTTCCCCATCTCCGTCGTCGTCAGACCCAGTTCGTGGTACTGCTCGCGCAGCCACACCGGGTCGTCAAACAACCGGGGACCAGCTGGCCCCTCTTTCCCGGACCCCTCCATACCCGCCTGAGCGGGTTCAGGAGGAGAGGAGACTGCGGAGGTCGCCGTTAGGCTGCCCTCCGCAGCTCCACCCTCCCCATCAGCAGACAGTTTGGCTACTTCATCCGTCGTCGCCAGGCGAATGAATCCCGTTTCGAGGAGTGAGCCCTCGTTGCGCCAGCCTTCTGTGTCCCGGAGGTCGACGAGTTTCCCCGGCTCCAACTCTTCCCCGCCCACCATGAACCGGCGCTGAATGATGTAGCAGCGAGAAACAAGTTCCTCGCCCTCCTTGTTCAGCAGTCCCCGAAGGAACCCGGATCGTAGCAGAGATGGGAAGTTCGGAACCTTCTGGATCGCCGAACTCACTACATCCCCACGCTTCAGCAGCCGCTTCTTGTTGCGGAACGGCCGCATGACCGTGTAACGCACTTCTGTTGGCGCATTCATCCTAGCTCACCCCTTGTCCTACGAGATCCCCTTTCGCCCGCTACGAGATTGCGCCGTTGTAGAAGACGCCCAGCTCCGAGCAGATCTGGCGTGCGTCGTACGCCATCTCGCCCTCGATGCGCTCGGCTTCGAGCAGCGGAGCATCGATCGTCTTCATCTTGACGTCGTAGCCCATGTTGTTGAAGCCGGTCCACTCGAAGATGTACCCGGCAGACGGCGTGAGGAGCCCGGCCACCGCAGGCACGTAGCAGAGCAGGACGTGCTTCCCGAAAGCGAACGAGTACGTCGCGGTTGTGGCTCCTTCGAGCCCGGCGTCGTACACCGCCTCGCCGATCAAGTACCGATCAACCCTGAACAGCCGGGCGAGCAGGGCGACATCAGCGATGCCGATCTGCGTGTACTTGATGACTTCCATGACGTCCGGGTGCATCGCCAGCTCGTCGTGGACCTCTTCTCCCACGAACATGAGGTTCGGGTTGAAGCCCGTCGTCTTCTTCACGGCCTGGCGGCCATTGCGAACGGCCTTCATCGGATTGCCGTTCGCGTGGTCGTCCCAGTACCGGAAGTAGGGCCACGTGTTCGACGCGCCGCTACCCGTCGCATCATTCGGCGTGCCCTGATCCGCCCACTTGTTGATGGCGAAGAACTTCGTCACCCAGTCCAGCTCCCGCTCCAGCAGGAGCTTCTGCATGACGAACTCCGCCATCTGGACCTCGATGTTCTCGATGTCCGAGTTGGCGATCATCGTCGCCGGAACGTCCACGTGGTAGGCATGGACATCAGCGAAGTACGTCTTCGTCGCGCTGATCCGGAAGCCGCCGCCACGCGATTCCGTGGCCGCTGCTCGGATGCCGGCTTCGTTGCGCAGCCAGTCCGAACGATTCATCTCCAGGATCTTGTCCGATTGTTTCTTGACTGGGACCCGTGGGAATGCGATCCCCGCCTTGAACATCGTCGCCGCGAGCTTGAAGGCGATCGAGATCTGGGTGAGCGCAGTATCGACATGCGCCTGACCGAGAGTCGGATTCATCTGCTAGACACCTCCCTCGCTACGTCTTGCTCGCAGGCGCGAAGACCGTGAGGATGGTGACGATGTTCGTCGCATCCCCAGCTTCGAGCGCGATTCCGACACACCACGTTTCCGTGGCCCCATCACCATTGATCGTGAACGCGACTGCCTCTGCGTTGGTATCGGACTCCAACGTCGCACCGACGGTGACCGTACCGCCAAGGCGGACCTGCGTCTTCACACCACGTGCCGTGAGAACGCTCGCCCCTTGGTTTGCCGTCGGATCGTTTTGAAGGATTCCGATGCCGATGCCCGCCGCCCCACACGCGTCGACGGTCAACGCCGCCGAGACCCGCATGATGTGGTACTGATGGGCCGAGAGGTTCGCCGTGTTCAGGAAGGTCTGGATTTGACCCAGTTCCTGCATGGCCATTGTGCTGATCCCTCCCCTACTGTCTGCTTTAGGTCCTGACTGCTATCTCCATGCGGCCGTTTCCGGCCGCTATCCCTGTCGCGCCTCGCGCATCAGCTCAGGGTGATCCTTCCACGCCTGCGCCCGAGCCGCTTCGATGGTGAGACCCGCGGTCGTCCCCATCATCGACTTCGCGATCTGCTCGATCTTCCCCTCAGCCGAGCCCCCGGCCGCACCGCGAGAGGTCCCGTTCTCGTTGAACAGGCCGCCCTTGCCCGCCGCCTCTTCCGCCGACTTCAGGATGGCGATGAGCTTCTGCGCCTGTTCTGGGCTCGACTTCTCGACCCCGAGAACGACGTCCGCGATCTGCCCGGCGTCTCCGCCGATGTGCTTCAGATTGAGTTCGGTGACGAGGGCCGCGCGCCGCTTCTCGACCTGGATCGTTTCGAGAGCGGTGGCCAGCGCCTTCTGGCTCTGTTCCGACTTCTCGATCCGGGTGAGGAGATCGGCCTCGCGTTGAGCCGCCGCCTTCGCGATCGCCGTGGCGCGTTCCTGCATGAGCCCAACGATCGAAGCGCGCAGCCCTTCCGGCAGAGCACCGAGCGACTTGCGAATGTCCTCCGGGATCTCCGGGGTCTTCGTGTGCTTCTGGACCTCGCCGCGCAGGGCCGCAACGATCTCGGGAGAGATCTGCGTGCCAAGCTTCTCCAGGCTGTCGAGCGCCGCCTTGATGACTGCGGTCTGCGCGTCGGCCTCGGCGTCGGGTTTCAGTGTCTCGGCATCCGGCTTCGGCGGGGCCGCCTTCAGCGCCTCCTGGATCTGACCGATCCAGGTAACCGTATCGGCCTTGGTCACCGATTCCTTGTCCTTGAAGAGCGCCTCGCCCTTCTCGACGAGCGCCTTGGCGATGGCCTCCGGGATCTTCCCGCCCTTGACCGCCTCAGAGAGTTCCCCGAAGAGCACGCCTGCATTCTTCCGCAGCGCCACCATCTCCGCCTCGTCCTTCGTCCCCGCCATCTTGGCGACGATCGCCTCGATGTCTTTCTCCACCGTGAGCATCGTTCCCTCCCTGTCGTTTCCCGGCGACTTCTTGGTCAAAAGGAACCGGCGCCCGATCGCCGGACGCCGAACTAGATGGATGGACTCCGTGTCCAAGCCGAACAGCTCCGTCAGCTGCACGCCTCCATCTTCGGTAAGCATGGGGGCATGGTAGCAGAATACAGTAGCCGTCTGTATTACCGGAGTTGTCTAGAGCGAAGGAAAGAGGCTCGTGAGAAAGACCAAGATCCCGCGCGCACCCACACTCGGCGGGTCAGGGAATGGTTTCCGGTAGAACGGGTCACGTTTCGCGCAATCCAACCCGTGACCGAGCCATGAATGGGACTGGTGGGTTCTGTGAGCAGACTGCCCAGAATCAAGAGCTGCCTCCTCAATAATCATTCTGCGCAGAACCCACAAGATCCGCTGCATTGCCTATGCTCAGAGAACCCAAGAAGTGCGACGGCACCCCCGGAGGAGTGCCGCCGTCTCTCCACTAGGCCAGGAGGGCGTCTCCGTAGCCTTGTTCAGCGCTGACCCTCGCCCTCCCGGAGTCATAAGGCGAGAGGGCTTAGGTCAGAACTAGTGTAGAGGCGAAAGATCCCGCGAGGAGCGGGAGAGCGGAAGGATACCGGTCATCAGGCGAAGGTGACATCGGCTACTCATCCGGTTAGGATGGGGTACCGCACTTCGTCGTTCCGGCTCTACTCTCGGTGGGCTTGATCTCATCCTTCCGCCCTCCATCGGCTCGCTGTTCACCTGACACCCAGAATCATACAGACCACGCGGCGGGACTACAAGCCCCCGCCGTCCTGTTGCTGTGAGGAGAGCCACTCTTCGTACGCATTCTGCGCGATGCGATAGGAGTGGCCAAGCCGGATACACGGGATCTCTCCGCTCTCGAGCATCCGGTAGACGGTTGCCAGGGACAGCCCGAGTTGACGTGCAATGGTCTTCGGGGTGATGAACTTGTCGTCGCAGGTCAGCCTGATGCCATTCGCCATGTCAACTCAGGTCGCTACCCCGACCCCTTCTCCCTCGATCTCCGGCAGCAACTCAATCGGCCGGCGGACGCCACTCCCTTGGATGCTGAATCCAGTGTAGGTTCCATCCTTGACCTTCTCCCACTCCCCGGCATCCAGCACCTTGACGACCACCACCCACGACCCCTTGCGAACGAGGTACTCGTCATTCTGGGGCGTGCCCTCAAACCAGAAGTCCATCGGCGCGATGAAACTCTCGACCGGCGCTGCCTTGATCTCCTTCTCATGTTCAGAGCCAACCCCTCGGTATTCCAGGAGGTACTTGTGCGCCGTCTCCTCGATCGTCTCAGGGGTTTCGAAGTCGAGCCAGGTATCGATCGACATCGGCTCCAACGCCACTCCGTACACCAGACGTTTCTCTTCGTTCGTCCCCTTCACGATACCAACGCGCGCCTTGAGGATCGAGGAGACGAGAACAGGTGCCGCCTTCTCGCTTGGCGCCGATGGCTCAAAGCTCATGCCTCCATGCGCCTCGCAATGGGCCTTCGCCTGCTCGGCTGACCAGCGGTCTACCGGGTAGCGGTACGCCTGCTCCTCCCACTTCCCTGTGGCCTTGTCGTGCCCCCAGAGGATCGAATAGGGCTTCCCTTCGTGCTGGCGCTGAGTCCTCCGGAAGTCGTCATAGCGCCCCGGAGATTGATGCCTACAGGCATGCTCGTTAGGGTACGGCTTGAGGATGTAATCCTTGGCGATGGACTCGGCCACCTCAGAAGTCAGGGCCTTCGTCACCTGGTCCTCCGTCAACAACAGGACAGGGCCGATCTCCAATTCAAGCTCCGTCGAGAGCTTGAATTCGCCACGCTCCCCTTTGCACAGGTATTCGGTCATCTTCCGCCTCCAGTGCTCGCACGACTGATCCCCAACAGCTCCCTGGCGATCCGCTCAGCAGAATCCCCTTCGCCATAAGGGTTGATGGCGCACTCTGCTTTGGTCCTCAGCGGGGTGTCTCCGAACAGCGCCTCGAATGCCGGGAGGATCGTCTTCCGGCTCCGGCCGCCGAGTATGGCGAGACCAACTTCTACCCCTTCTGGCCGCTCTGTCACGTCACGCAGGACGATGACCGGAACGCCGAGGAACGGACAGCTCTCCTGGAGCCCGCCCGAGTCCGTGGCGACCAAATGCGCCCCGGCCAAGAGGTGCGTCATGCTCACGAAGTCGAGGGGCGCAATCTTCAGCAGGTTCTCTGGCGCCCCTTGTAGCTCGCCAGTCATCGAAGCCGCGACCTCTGGGTTCGGGTGGAGGAGGAAGTAGAACGGGGTGTCGGCGTGCATCTCCGCCAGTTGGATGATCGCCTTGGTGATCTCCCGGAGACCCATACCAATCGACTCGCGGCGATGCGCCGTGACCACGACGTACTTCTGGCCTTCGGTCTGTGGAAATCTGGATCCCGGTTGTAGGTCGAGGGCCATGCTCGTCGCATCGAGTTCGGTATTCCCCACAACCCAGATGCGATCCTCTGGCACACCCTCATTGCGGAGGTTAGCCGCAGCCCCTGGCGTCGGCGCGAAGTGCATGGTGGCGAGTGCCGAGATCGCCCGGCGATTGATCTCCTCAGGGAATGGATTGAGGTCGTCGAATGATCGGAGGCCCGCTTCCACGTGGACGACAGGGAGCCCAGCGTATCGCCCTGCAATCGCCATGGTCAGCGCCGATGTCGTGTCACCCTGAACGATCCAAGCGTCAAACCTCTCCGGTAGTGGCCCTCCGGGTTCGCCATACGCCGGCGTCGCCCACTCCGCTGCTTTCATCAGGAGCCTGCCCGCCGATTCGATGAGCGTCTGATCCGGAGACATGCTCCAGAAGTTCACGTCCGGGTGTATCCCGAGAGCGTCCTCCGAGAGCCTGAGGAGGGTGCTGTGTTGCCCCGTACAGACGACATAGACTTGAGCGCCATTCCTCCGCAGCTGAACGATCAGCGGCCAGAGCTTGTGCAGTTCCGGCCGGGTCCCATACGAGATGATGAACTTGTTCACGTTCCACCCCTGAGCCGCTTCAGGACCTGGAACGTTTGGCCGATCAAGTCCTTGAGAGCATTCTTCTTCACGCCCTTGCCTGTATAGAGGACGGCCGTCCGTTCCTCGTCCTCCGCCGGCCGCGGCGCGTCCGCCAGCAATAGCAGAGCACTGTTCCCCTTCGAGATCTCCGCCAGGTGGTCAGCAGCATCGGGGATGTCCTGCGGTCCTTCCAACGTCATGAAGGACGTGTCCGCCATCTTCAGCATGACTACAGCGCCATCTCCCGGAGTCTTGCCTGCGATCTTCCAGCCCTTGAACAACTCAGAGAGCCGTCCGAGGCGCTGGGCATAGGTCTCGCCGCTGAAATCCTCGCCGTCCTGTGAGACGAGGTCGAACGCCGTGAGTTCCGCGTCTTCCCCCTTGAGGACCGCCATGCACTCCATCACGCACTCAGCGCACGGCAGTTGGCGCAGGGCCTCCCGCAGATCGTGATTCGCGTGATCGGATAGATCCCCCTGGACCGTTAGCCGGTTAGGGTAGACCCAGTCGACCTGAAGATAGGTGCCGGCTAACCCTTTGAGGATGGCGATGGTCCTGTCCTTCGGAGCGTCGCCCACGACTTCCCGGATTGCGAGAACCTCTTCGCCCGACTTGAAGATAGTGAGCTTCTCTTCTTCCGTGTTCGGCGGAAGGCCGATCTCCACGCACTCGATCTTGGCCTCTGCCATCGCCTTGCGGATGTCGTCCTCAAACCCGGTCCCCTCAAGCTGTGTGACCTTCAGCTTCTTGCAGAGATCCGTGACCTCAGCCGCCGTGACGTCTCGTCCGAGATCCTGCTTGATGATACGCGTGCTGGTGTCCGCCAAGATGAGGGTGAACCGCCGACTGCCCTTGCTGAATGGGGCTGGACCTTCTCCCTCATCTTCGATTGCTCGGAGTCGCACTTGACTTGTGCTCACCATGTTCCTTCCCTCCCTTGTCCCCGTGGCCCGCTTTCTCCCGCTGTCCCCGTATACCGAAGATGAGACCTACGATAGCGCAAAGGCTCGCGCTAAGAAAGAACAGGGCAACCAGAGGCCAGATGCAGAATGAGAGTAGCCACTCTTCCGTGTACCAGCGCCAATTCCTCTTGAGGCCGTGCCCTGTGAGGAAACGGATCAACCCCGTCATCATCCGCCAACCGATGAACCAGACCACAACGATGTAGAGGACGTATTGGGTATCGATGCCGAGGATCTGTCCAGGAACCATCATCCCCCACCAGCCGCCACGTCATTGAGCAGGTCCAGCAACCCACGAAGAGAGGTCTTGCGAACCTCTTGCCCCGGTTCCCATGCCGGGAACCCCTCAGCCGTCGTCCCTTCCAAGATGAGGAGGAACGTCCCTTTCTCCCAGTCCTCAGAGAGACCCATGAAGTGCTTGACAGGGATGACGATGCCCAACTTCCCCGCCTTCGGTTCTTCCGCCGTCTCGGCTGCTTGGATCTCGCCTTCCTCCGCATGCCATCCCGCCGGAATGAGATCCGCTTCGCCAACGATACGCTCCGCGAGTGGAGAACAGAGAGGCCGAAAGGTCGCCGTCCCCACTGATGCGCCATCTCGCTTGAATCCTACCAAATCTGTCCCCGCCAGCCGCCATAGGTTCCGCATCACCGCTCGCCTCCTACCCTTCCGCCCGATGAACGCACTGCACTTCGCACTTCGCGTGACAGACTCCGTCCCGTTCCAGCCACTCCCGATACGGGGTCTCCCCGGTGACATGCCAGAGTTGTGGCCGGCCGTCGAGGTAGACCGGGATCCCGGGCCAGTCGATTCGTGGCGTCCCTCGATCTGGACACGGCCCGGCACCCGGGAACCTCCAGACAATCGAGACAAGGAGGTGTCGGAGGAGGTACCGTAGGAGGATGAGCGGAAGCACTTCCCCGCGCTTCGCGACTCGGAAGGCTCTCCACTGACATCCTGGCTTGGTCGTCTCGACGATTCTCCGCCTTCTCTTCTTCAAGGCCGGATGTTTCTCGGCGACGAACGTCCCCGCCAGCGTGCGACCGATGCACTGGCCGCGGGCGTAGACCTTCCCCTCCCCGAAGAAGATGCGTTGCGCTTCTCCTCTATCTGCTGTCGTGGTCTCTGTCAACCGCCGCACGTTTAGACTTGTCATCTTGGGCACCTCACACCCCATCCGCCACGACCTTGCCTTTGACCACACGGAACCGCAACAGCGCCGGCGCCCCGGTGATCGGGCACAAGTAGTAGTGACTCAGCTCGGGCATCCCCGGATTCGCCAACCGGACCACCGTCACGTTCCCGTGAGTATGCCCACACCTCCGGCACCCTCGGAGCACCGTCAATTCGATCACTGGCTCTCCGCGCAGCGTTTCCAGGCGGTCCGCGTCAGCCACGCCGGCCTCCTTCCACCGCGTGACAGAGCAGTGCGCTGGGGAGCAGCAAGGCCGTCGCCGACGCCGGCGGGATCTCCCAGTCCCATCCGGGTAGCTCGCGGACCGTCACCTCTACTCTGGGATCGTCCTTGGAATAGCCCTTCAGGAAGTAAAGCTCAACCACGAGGTTGTCATTCGAGATGACACCCCGCTCCTGAAGCGCATCGAGCAGTAACTCCACAGAGAGGTCCCCTCGTCTCCTCCAAGGGTAGAAGACGGTACCCGTGACCGACAGCGGGCACTCGGCCGACCCCAAGCCAAGACGGGCCTCAGGCGGCACCTGGTAGGCGAAGGCCTCGACGTAGGCCAACGCCTTGTCCGACTTGATAGAGATAGGCTTGCCTTGGCGCCCGCGTACGATCTGCCGATCGTTCTCCTTCCTCGGCAGTTGTCCCTTGATGCAGAGCGTCACCTCCCGCCGGCCGCCGCCGAGATCGCGCACACTTCCGCTCACGCCACAACCTCCTCGGCGTCCAGCATCTCGACCTCTGCCGTAAGGTCGCGGAAGAAGTTGCTCCGCTCTCCGCGCCAGGCGGGCGGTCTGTTACTTGGGTCAGAGAAGACGTCGGCGAACTCATCGAAGGGAATCCCCGAAGCCCAGGCGGTGAAGGCCTCGTCCATCTCTCTTCTGTACAGAGGGAGACTTTCCGGCATGATCCTCTCGTACTTCGTGAGTGGACGCACACCTGATGCAAGCGGATATCCTGGACTCAGCCGTTGCCATCCTTGCCCATTGAGGCAGGAGGAGATCGCCTCCGCCCTGGCCACGTTCCACTCCCCCTGCACGAACCGCAGGAAGCCCTCCGGCGTCCCGAATCGATCGAAGAGGAACCGGTTCGTCTCATAGAGCGTCTCAGAAAGCGGCTCGCACCGCTGGCTACGGACGAGTGCCTGGTACGCAGCCGCAGTCAGACTGCTGCCCGCCGTCATACATGGTTGCGCCTTGCTGAACGCCTTGCTGAACGACGGCCCTGACTCGAAGGAAACCTCCCGCGTCGCCAGATTCAATTCAGGTTGCAGGAACCGGGCACCCAGCTGCATCTCAGGGATACCTCGCGCCACGGCGATGAGCGTGTGCCGCACCTCGCCCGGCTCCTCCACTGGCTCCATGAACCCCGCCAGGTCTATGAGGAAGGAGTAGAAGACGCACATGGCTCTGCCTCCAGTTCGATGGTGGGCTTCACTGGCTCCTCGATCACCGCAACGGTCCCCGCGAAGCCAATCGCGATGTCGCCCGGTACGAGCTTCTCGCGAGCCTTGATCTCCCAGCGCCCTGTACATCCGCAGAGCGAGATCCGCCCTCGTCCCACGTCCCAGCCAGTGTACCCCCGCCCGTGGCACGCGTGGCAATCCGGCTTAGGGAGCTTCGCCACCTTGAAGCAGCAGTCGCGGAAGTAGGCTTCGGGACCCAGGACTTCCTTCAGCCGATCCTCCGAATGGTGGATTCGCTGCCACGCCTTGTCCTGTTCGGCATCCCGTTTGTGCGTTCCACGTCTTCTGCTCACGCCGCAGCCCCCCTCACGAACAACGACCCGGCCACCGCTCGCCCGCCCGCCGTGTAGATCGCATCGGCCGGAGGATCATCTGCCGGCGTCAAGAGCTTGACCTTGCTGCACGTGTCAACCGTCGCCACGAGGAGGCCACCCGGATCGACCGTCGTCGCCGGTCGCAGGACGCGGACACACTCGTTGAGTGCTGGCTGAATCTCGTCACGGAGCAGATGCTCGAACACGCTGATCGCGAAGACCGCGTCGAAGAACTGGTCCTCGAATGGTAGCGCCGTCATCTCGCCCTTCTTGTAGTGGACGCCCGCAGCACCTAGGCGCTCGGCCAGTGGCTCCTTCTTGGCCCACGACTCGTTGTCGACCGCCCAGACCTCAAGTCCTCGGCTACAGCCCATCGGAACCGGGTACGGCCTGCCCGTCAACTCCAGGACGCGTCCGACCAGGAACAAGGTGAATGGCCGGTATCCGCAGCCAACGTCTAGGACGCGCAGTAGCCCATCGCCGGGCACTTGGTTGTAGTACCTCCAGAGGCTATCCATGGCGTACCCGTACTCCCAGCGCCGGGTCGCCATGAACTCGCTGTCGATGTCGAAGGCCTGGGCCGTCTCCCCGTCCAGTCCTTGCCTCGCGATGAGTTCCTTGTACTGGCGAAGAGCCGGGACCGTACTACAGAAGCTCTCGACTTTGAGATCCCCCTCACGTGCCCATCGCTGCTCGGTGCACCGCGCGCCGTCAGGAACCCTGAGCATGCCGCCGTACATCAGAGTTGCTCCTCTGACATTTTCACCATCTTCAAGACTTCGACAAGGCGCAGGGAAAGCGACCCCTCAACGCGGCACCTAGTGCGCCACCGGGTGATTTGTCCCGACACTATCTCCACTTGATTGAGTTCGAGCCAGACGCCCTTCCCGAGATCAGCCGGGGCCTCTAGGTTGATGCTCTCGATAGGCGCGTCACCGACTACTCCGTTGATCCGCACATCACGCGAAGTTCGTCCCAACTCGAATGCTAGGACGTCGTCCCTCTTCAGTTCCCGCCGCTCCATGCCCGCCATTGCTTCCTCCCACTACCACTCGTCAACTCGCGAAGAGATCCCTTTCCTTCCCTGGCCCAGTATAGCCGATAGAGAGATTGTTTCCTGCTCCCAAGGCCACTGAAGATCTCCCTCTGGCACTGGCGGCTGAAGAGTGAGGCCCCGCTCTTCCAATGCCGCGCGATCCTTCTCCGGGATCATGCTCTCCTGTCGTGGCATGTCCTTAGGCACCACGTAGATCGTGCAGCGGCACGCCGGATGGAACGGCGGGGCGTCGACACCGTTCGAGAAGGCCTCCTTGAGCGGCACCTCCTCGCCGTCCAGTTCCAGGCACTCGTCACAAGTTCGCTCGTCGTAGGCAATCATCGCGATCTTCACGGTTTCCGTCTCGAAGATTCCCTCGTCCTGAAGCTGACGCCAGCCCTCAAGCTCGCCTTGGTTCGAGGCGCGGAGCAGTTCGGTCCGAGCGATCATTGTTGCGCGTGCGCCAATGAGCTTCTGAGTGAACCGCTCGATGCGCCGGTTCGCGATCTCCTCAGGGAGTTCGGCGTGCGCTGCCTCAGTGTAGCGCCGGAGGCTGATCGCCTGACGCTTGTTGACCCCGATCCCGCCGCGGATCATGTTGGCTGTCTGGTCGATGGAGAGCCCTTCCTTGTAGGCGGTGACAAGCAGTTGGCGGAGGCCTGCCTTCGTCTCCTGAGTGATGTCCGTGACAAGCTGAGCGCCGAACGTCCTCATAAAGTGAACAGAGCGCGGATTCGTGACCTTGAAGCTCAAGGATGGTCCGAAGTGCCTCAGTTCCTGATACCCTCTGACCGCACCCTCTCCCGCCTTCTGGAATTGAGCTAGGCGGCTCGCTTCGATGTCATCGAGCAGCGGCTTCGCGATGCCATGCTCCCAGTCGACCTGATCGGCGAGGAGTATAGGCGTACCACTGTTGATCGCCTCTTGGATCTCCGAGTTTGAGAGGACCTTGCCCTGTTCCCGGAAGAGGTCCGCGATCTTCGATTGCAACGCTCGCTCGTCAGCGGCCGTCGGCCCCGCCTTGTGTACCTCGACGACCTCCCCGTCACGCCAGAAGTAGATGGCAGCCCCAGTCGGCGGGTTCACCGGTTCGCTCGGCTGCGCTCTGTGGTAGGGCTGGCCGTCGCGAACCAGGACATCGGGCCGCATCAGGAGCGAGATGGGGAGCGTACCCCGGAGCGCAGGCAGATGTGGCCGGGTGAGAGTCGCCGTCTTCCGCTCTGGCGAACGGTCATCCAGCACAGCAATCCGCTGCGATTCCTCCGGTTCTCCGAAGCGCCAGTGCAACGCGTATGGCCCGCCCATGTCCTCAACCGCCTGGCTTCACGGTGTCGCTCGGCTTTAGAATCTGTGGAGCCCGGATCCACCCCAGCGCCCGCATCTGTTCCTCATCCAGCGACTTCATGTCCATCTCGGGAGGCATGTGCCAGAGGCCCGGCGCCGGCACCCCACGTTCCTTCCAGAACTGCCCCCAAGACATGACGATCGAGGTCCAGGCTTCTTGGTTGAGGTGACCGTAGAGGATGACGACATCCGTCGGCTTGATGCTGAGGATCTTCGTTCTCGTGAGGCTCGCGATGCCCTCGGCGACGAGCTTCTGCATCGCGCCCAACGCCTCACGCGCAGCCGCCTCGACTCGCTGAGAAGCCCCCTCGTCCTGTCGAGCCGCCTCGACCGCCGTTCCAATCTTCTCCGGATCCACACCACACCCCCTAGAGTATTCCCTGCGCCTGGTACTTGCGGAAGCCACTCGCCGCCCGCTGGACTAGCTGTGCCCCGGCTTGCGCCGCGGCCTCGTTTTCGGTCATCTGGGCCTCCGCTTCGAGCGCCTCCATCTCGGTGATCGGCGGCAATCCGACTTCTTGCAGCACCCGGTTCATTAGCCCAAGGTTCGGGAACAGGTCAGCCCCGGCCTTCGCCAAGGTGTCGATGGCCAGCATGATCTCGGTCGGCGTTGGAACCCGCGGGATGCTCACCACGAGATGCGGGTAGGCGGTCAGCCCCGGGAATGCCTGCGCGTTCAGGTCAATCGACTTCGGGAGGAGGAAGCGGTTCAAGACGCCCTTCATCCCGCCGAGATAGCCCATGACCGCCGTTTGCGCCGTCGCCTGCTTTGACTCGATCAGAGCGTAGCTCCCCGATCCCTCGTGGCCGATCAGCAGGAAGTCAGTGAGCAGCGCGATCATCATGTGTGCGGTGTGCCGGTTGATGATCTCGGTCGTGTTCAGTTGCCGGGAGCCGCCACTCGTCATGAGTTTCAGTTCATAGGCATCGGGGTGATTGACGTCCCGCGGCATGACGATGCCCTCTTGTTCGTCGCGCCGGATGTTCGTGACGATCTTCGTACAGGTACTGAGGAGCGACGACTTGGAGGGATCGGTGATGATCTCGACCGGCACGTACATCACGGGAAGCCCCGTCAGATCGCGCTCGATGCCGACACCCTCTACTTCCTCGACGTTCTTTTTGAAGAACCATGGCCGATAGACGTTACGTAAAAGACTAACTCCTTCAGGGTTTCCGCGATCCTCTCGCGTCCGGAAGAGGAGCAGTTTCTGAATCGGGATGAGGACCTCGCTGTAGTCTGGTCTGTACTGCCACATCCCTTGGAGCCCTCCAGTCGGATCGAAGTCCCACCGCGAGAGCGCCGTCTGCCCGCGGATCGCCAGCTTGCGGGGAGCAATCAGCCCGTCGTCGTACTTCGATGGGACCTCAGCCTGCATCCCGTCGCGCTTCTTCCAGACGTGCTCGAATGCACTCCATCCGTAGGTGAAGAAGGAGCAGCACTCCATGATGAAGCTGGCCCAGGAGTGGGACATGTCGTCCATCCACGTCCGCACGAACTCAGCTGCGGCCTCGTCCACCTCTTCCTCGCCATCCGTCTCGACATTCCAGATGCCCGTACGCATGATGAGTTCGAGAACGAGAACCGAGGCACCGACGACCGGATCGGTCTCCGCCATCTGGCGGTAGATCTTCCGACCCTTGGCACCCTGGAGTTCCTTGACGTAGCCCTCGGAGATCTGGCCGCCCCATCTGCTGAGCCCCGTTGACCCTAGTTCGCCAAACGAGGCACGTGCCTGTTCTGCGGTTGGCCCTTGCTTGTCAGCCATCGTCTTTCCCCACCTCCGCCCGCGCCCTATCCTATTGCTTTCCACCGACTAGGCTCTGTCATGCTAGTGATCTGCACTCCTTCCGTCAAGCTGCCGGATACCCGAACGAGCTTGTTGGCCTCCATCGCGTAGCAGGCGGCATCGGCCCAGTGGCAGATGCCCTTCTCGTAGGACCCGCGAACACCCGTTGCTGCCCGCACTTCTTGACGCTCAGGCGCCAGCAGATGCGCAATGGCATCTTCCGGCAGGTCGCAGGGAAGCCGGAGAACCGTCAGCCCAGAGAAGAACTCGTCGAATTGCCAGGTCATGTTCACCTGGAGGAGCTTCGCATCGTGCGAGGCCACCCACTTGTCCGGCTTGCCCCCGCCCTCACGTTGGCACACCCAGGCATCCACCCGCAGCACGTCTCGGATGTGCTCGGCAATCTCCCGGGCCTTATGGAACTCGGGCTCGGCGTCAATCACGCAGCACCGGACCCCAAACGTCTTGATGAAAACGTCCAACTCCTCCCAGCCGCCGACGAACCCAACCCGCAGTACCAGATCGCCCTGCTGAATCCAGTAGTGGAGTGCCGCCCCAACGTCAATCCCCATGACGCTAGGGCCGGCCGAGTCCTGGGCCATCGGAGGGTTGCCCGCCATCCTGCGGTCGATCATGTCGCGCGACCTTCGGATCCCGCCCACCGTGTACGGCAGGCCGAGGATCGAGTTGTAGAACATCTGCATGAGATGAGGGTTGCCCTGTGCCAGCTTCCACTCGATGAGGTACTGTTCGAGCTTCCCCGTAGGCGAGAGGGTGCCGGGGAACTGCCAGCCTTTGACCGGGTTCCTGGGTTCAGCGTAGATGTAGCGGCCGGCGAGCAGGTGCCCTTGAGTCAAGGGCTTGCGGCAAGCTGCGCACCTGTAGCACTTATCCACGTCGGACACGTTGACGAGTGCGCCTTCCTCCTCCCAGACAAACGGCTGCTCCTCATGGCAGTGGGGACATGTGAAGTGCCACAGACCCAGCGACGAGTTCTGGTACTCGCGGTCGATTCCGTAACCCCTGGCGGTCGGATGGCTCATGTCGACGAGCCACGGATTCACCTGGCCGCCAAGCCGCTTCACGGCGAGCGCCGCATTGTCCTGGTTCTGTCGATCCAACTCGTCTCGGATCAGGAGCCGGGCGGACAACTCTTCCAGCTGCGCCTCCGAGTTCGCCCCGCGCAGATAGATGGCCCCACTCCTCGCATTCTTCAGGCCGACGTTCGAGATGTCAGTGAACATCCCCTGGAGATACGGCGAGTGCTGGATGGCCCCGTCAATGCGGACATGCGCGAAGTCCCCCAGCTGCGCCTGGAGGGGTAGCGTGTAGAGCGCATTCTGCCGCAACCGATCCACGAAGAAGAACAGCAAACTGATCGCGTACTCGGTCAACCCCATCTGGGTCGGCTTGACCACAATCTGGCGCAGCGCCCGTCCGAAGAGCATAGCGTCCATCACGTCGTCAAACAGCGGCTCCAGGAACGGATAGTACCGCTTCGGGTCGAAGATCGAGTAGGGCACCCATTCGCCCTCGTCGTTCTTGATGAAGCGATTCTCCATCGACCACGCCAGGAGATCCACTTCATGCAGAGGTAACTGCGCGGCGTCCTGCGAGGTGTCGGCGATAAGCACTGACGAACGCTGCCCTCGTCTGGCCATCCAGCTCCTTTAGGACCTCGGCAACATCCAGCACTGCGACTTCCGCGCGGAGGTCGGCGCCGATGATCTGCGTCGGCTTCCCCAGTTCCAATCGTTCCTCGTCCCACATTCTCAAGATCACGGACATTGCCTTTCCAACTTCGCCCATGCTGATGGACTCGCCATTGACTAAGGACGATGCCTGCGCCTGTTGAAGCGCTCGGATGTGCTGCATGCCCAAGCCCTCGATAGCGCGGATCACTCGGAGCTTCGACTTCCGGGACCGAACGAGGCCAATGAGGTCAGCTGGGATCCCGGAGTTGTCGGCACCGGTTGCTAGTGCCCCGGCATCCGGCTCTTTCTTGTCTTCCGCCGCAATCTCCATCGCCGTCCCGATCTGTGGCGCATTCTGAGCTAGCTTAGCTTTCAGCTCGTTCCAGTTGTGCCACGGACAATGGTGCGGACACTGGAAGTTCCCAGCCCAATCCATGAGGGTGGTGTGCGCAGGCATCCCTTTCTGTGAGGCCGCTTTGCGGTAGCTTCCAAGGCGGACCCATAGGCGGAATGCGTGTTCGTGAGCGCGCGCATCGTACCGTTGACTCTTCGCCACGTTCCTCCATCCTGAGCACCGCCTCGGTGCGTCTTGGGTCTGTTGATGATGAGCCTATCACAGTCCGAGGTCAAGCAGAAGCCGGTGCGCCTCGGTGTCCAGCGAGAGCTTAGCCGACTATGGCCTCGTGAGCGACCGATCTAGGAACCGATGTTCCAGAAGAGGATGGGTTGGGGGAACGTGGAGAGTAGGGGGACGATAGTATCGAGTGCCTTGAACTCGTAGAACGGGTGCGCTGGCCACGGCGGGACGAAGCGGCCGGGCGTGTAGTAGTCGCCCATCCCCTTGAGGAGAGTCAGGCGGCTGATGACACAGCCCACCTCCTCCGGGGCCGCCAGGCGCTCCACCTTGATCCTGGCGAGGTGCCCTTGGATCAAGGCCCGCTGTTTGTCGGTAGACATCGAGGCGGAAACCCCCAAGAGATACGGGTGCGCGCGCCGTTGGGCAAGGCCTAGGATGAGGCCGCTGAGGATGGTACCGGTGCCCGTGGAGAGGCAGATGGTTCCTCCGAGCAGATCGCCGGGGACCCCGGCAAGGACCTCGGCCGTGGCCAGAACGCTTTCGAACAGCGGTAGTCCTTGAGGCAGCATGAGGACACCGCGCATCTGGCAGTCGCGAGTGGCTTGAGCGCGGAGAACAGCGGTCCGCCCACCGTGCATTGGGACGAGTTCGGTGCCCGGCTGTTCGCCGGCGATGCACCATTGGGGACTGAACTCCTTCTGACTGACAAGGAGCGGGAAGTAGTAGCGACAGCGCAGACCGAGGCGTCCACAGATCACGGCAACCCCCTGGCCGCTCTTCGAGATCCGAGTATCGAGAATGCCGAAGGTCTTGACCTGACCCATGCGGCCTTTAATGAATCGAAGGACACCTCTCATCTTGGCAAGCGGGGGCATAGGATAGTCGGCGCACAGGTCTTCACGTTTCACGAAGATCGGAGTGCCGTTCAGGGTGTACTCTTCGACCGGTGTCTCTTGGAAGAGCTCAATCATGGCTTGCGGAGAGGGCGCCGAATACCCTGGCAGAACTTCAGCCATTCCTCCGTCTGCTCCCAGACCCCCGGCTCGATCTTCACGGCGTACGGTAGAATTCCCTGCATCCGGAAGTCACTGCGTGCCCACTCGACCATCAATTCCGGGAGCATCATGTGATTCATCTGAAGACAGCCCGCAGTATCCTGACTCAAGCCGCACGAGGTCAGAGCATTGCCCGGAACGTCATCGTTACCGCAGGCCGCCGCCATGATCCGCCGCCCTCTCCACGCTTGGGCCGTGAGGTTCCCAGCGAACACCCAACTCTCATCGAAGTCAGCCATTAGCTCCTGACCACAGCAGTAGGGCGAGTCGCCAAGAGGGCGGAGCGCGTTGTCCCCCGAGAAGCAAGCAAGGCCCTTCGCGTGTGCGATGCTTGCGACCTCCAGGTAGTTCGCCACCTTCTCCTTGATCGGGAGGCTCTTGTCGCCTTCAGTCTTGCCCCGGCCCAGGTACTCGAGCGGAGTACCTAGTTCATCGCACGCCGCCTTGAGCCGATCCCAATTCGTGACCCCGGCACCGAACTTCAGGTGCTCGACAATCACTCCTCTGGCCCCAGCATCCGCCACCCGCTGGACGAATGCGCTGAGCCCTTTCCACCATCCTCGGACGAAAGGTTGCATTCGGATCACCGTAGGAATCCCGAGCTTGGCCACAGCCTCGATTGCCCCGAGACGCTGAGCGATGGTTGCCTGCCGATCCCCTTCAAGTCGATAGCGAATCTTCTCAGAATCCGTCTCGACCGACACCTGGTAAAGAAAGGCGCCCGGCCGAATCTGCATGGCTCTGAGGACCGCAGGGAACTCCCGAACGTCGCCCTTGGTCGAGAGAATCACTGCCCGCCCCGGCAGCACCTTTTCGATGAAAGTGGCGGTGCGCCCGACCTTGTTCTCCTCCTTGGGTAAGGCGTCAGCAATCCCACCAAGGTGCACCGCCAACTTCCCCCAAGAACTCGCGTTGAGTCGGCCGCTCGGATGGAAGATCCCGGGTCCCTCGACAGGCATCGGCTTTCCCCGCGACACCAGGCCCTTGGCATCCTGCCGATTCTGAGCGAAGCAGTAGACGCACGTCCCTTGACACCCGCGGTAGGAGTCCACCGACATCGGACCCGAGCAGAATGGAAACTGGCCCGTCACCCTCATCCCTGGTCATCTCCCTCTTCCCTAATCCACTTGAGGAGAGCAGCGCCCCGGAGCATTCCATCCGTGGCCTCGGACCCACACACCCTGTCAAACCAGGCCTGGATCAGATCGGCGTCCTCCTCTTTGATGATGACCGGGAAGTATCGATACCCCGCGAGGAACCCAGGATTCTGTGGGGCGCCGTCTCCGCCTAGTCCGCCACCCGGGATCTGGGGGTCTGGGATCTCAAGGGGTTGAACGAAGCCCACGTCAATCAACTGGATCTCTCCGAGTTCCGCCTTCAACTCCTCCAGGCGAGGAGTGTCCCACTCGGCGAGCAACGCAATCTGGTTGTCAGCCAAGGCCAATGCTTTGCGCTTCGGGTCGTCGGTATCGAGGTCGATACGCTTCACAACGAGCAGAGACGATCCATCCGTTTCCAATTCGATCGTGGGGATGCCTAGCTCCATCGCCTTCTGGAGGACGGCGTTGCCCCCGATCACGACACCGTTCTTGTCAACGACGATACTGCGCCCCGCACCCAGCTCCCGCAGCGACCCTCCGAGAGAGGTCAGATTCTGTTCGGGGTGAACCCTGGCGTTTCTCGGGTCCAACGTGTACCCAGCATGGGAATCTTCGGGCTTCTGCGCCCCCGTCGGCTTCCGCCCACCGCCCCTCTTGTCTGCCATCGTCACACCCCCGCAGGCCCTATCCTAAGCCTTTTCCGCCCTCTTGTCACTTTCGCCTAGTGCCGACAGGAGATCGGCAGTCCCGAACCTGATCCCGCAGCGATCCGTTTCAGGCAGTCTGCTCACAGAAGCCACTAATCCCATTGCTGCGGCGCGAGATTTCAGTCTGCGCAGTCTAGCAGCGGATTGCCCCGAAACCAAACCTGCGGTCCCCAAGTTTCAGACTGCGCAAAACGGGACCCGTTCTGCTTGAAACCGATCTCAGTGCCGGCAGGTTTCGTTTTGCTCAGAACTGGGCTGGTTCTTCTCAGAACCATTCCCACCTCGGCAGAGATCCGTTTTGAGCAATCTCCCTCGTGTTCTGCGCAAAACCAAACCTGGGTCCGTCACGTCTCGTTTCAGGCAGAACTGATGGGATTCCGCGCAGTCCGATTCTCACCGCCGTCACTCTTCGTTCTTGGCAGTCTGCTGCCGGATTGCGCACAACGGGACCCGTTCTGCCCGAAACCAAACCTGGCCCCGCAGGAATTGAGACTGCGGAGAACGCCGGGCAGACTGCTCAGAACCAAACCCGGCCCAGTGAACCTCCAGAAACACACTTCGTAGAATGTCAAGTCCGCATCCCTTGTCGATCCTTCCGCACCGTACCCCCCCTTGCTGACGAGTTCATTCGGCGGCCCGATTGGACGCTCCGGCGACACCCGTTCACAAACATTCCCCGTTCCAAAACAGGTCGGACAGTCCTCCTCGCAGATCCGGGCGAGGGATAATGGTGGAAGCAAGATGCGCTCTCCTGGATCCCACACCCGCGCATCTTCTCCATGTCCGATCGTGAGAGCTTCCCCTCCGACCACACAGAGGACGTAACTCTCCCCGTCATCCGCGAGGACGACGAGCTGTTTCCCTGTCGGAAGGTGAACGACTGGCGTATTCACGGGAATCGGTGTCCTCATGTTTTGTTCTCCTCTCCTTTCCCCTTCTCCGTTGGGGCCACCGCTTTGCGCCATGCCGCCACCATCTTCTCAATGTTGCGTGGGAGCCGTGATACCAGCCACAGGAACACGAGCAGTAGGATGATCGTGAACGTCATTTGAGCCTCACCTCCTCCGCTCCGGCGTCTTCCTCGTCATGCCGTCCCGCCGTCAAGGAACACATCCGCCCGCGCCACTGCTTCGGCGCCGAACTGTTCAACGAGCACCCGGCGGATGTCACCACACGTCCGATCCGCCGCCGATTGCTCTATGAGCTGTCGGGTCCTTGCGAAGATCCTCCGCGCCTCTTTCTCTGCATCCAGCTTCTTCTCGATGCTCGCCAGCAAGTCCGGACGCTGTCCAGCAAGCCACCGAGCCGTCCGCTCCCCCATCTTCCTCTCGATCTCGGCGACCGGATCTCTCTTGAAGTCGATCGAAGGACCCTCGCGCCCGTCTTGGAGCTCGCCGTCATCCGTGTAGAGTGAGGCGCCGGAATAGGCGATGGCCAGCGCCTGGCGCAGCCACTTGATGTCGCGTTCCTGCTCAGCAAGCCGCGGATCTGGTCGCAGTTCGAGATTCGCGATCGGGGTGCTTTCCTCATTCGCCACCGTACGGAGGTCGCGCGTGCCTTTACGGAAGAAGCGACACCACGCCACATCTCCCGTGACCTGAACGATGAACCCTTCCTCGCAGTCAAGGTGTACCGGATCGCCGTGTGCGTGGTTGGGCACGTACAGAATCGGGTCGCCGGCTCTAAAGTCCCGGTTGCGGTCAGTCATCTCGTTGCTCCCTCCTCCTGGCGACTACAACCCACCCGGTCGCGCGCCCTCAACTCGCACCTTGTTCCTTGGCCTGCGCTTCGGCCACGCGTTCCTTCTCGATCAAGACCACGAGTAGGTCACGCATCGTCTCCTGAACCAAGAGGCCGCCGCCCGGTTTCCTGTACCGGCCATTTGACGCCTTGCGATATTCCTGTTGGATCTCTTCAAGCTTCTCCAGCGTCGTCTTTGGCATGGTCCCGCACCTCCTTTGCCAGCAACTTCTTCACGATGAGTCTCGCCTGAGCGTGCGCCAGCTCTCGCTCAAGAGATCGGCGCCGTCCCCTATCGTAAATCGGGCTGAGCAGATCCCGCTGGACCCTCTCGACGGCCGCCTCGGGGGTCTCCATTGGCTTGACCGAGGCATTCCTAGGCTTCGTCCCGCCCAGCTCCCGCCACAGGATCTCCTGGCCCCTGGGACTCATCCGGGTCCTCATGTCACACCATCCGCTTGTTCTCCGAAACACCGGCACGCGGGAGCTAATGGCAACGACTCCGAGAAGTGCGGCGGCCTTCCTGATCCGGGGCACGCCGAGACCTTCGGTTCCTTCCGATGCCCATGCCGGTACATCTTGCCGGCCTTCGTCAACGGCCCGGCATGCACGCAGACTGAGCAGCCGTAGGACCGGCGCACAGTCATCCCGCCATCCCGAGCCGCCGGTTGATGAGTTCGTTGTACTCGTCCCAGCTTGGGAAGCAGATCGAATCCCCAGGACGCTCGCGGAATACGCAGTTCTGGGCGTGTGCCGCCATGAAGGTGTCCAGGCCATGTCGCCCGTAGTGCTTCGGATCGGCAATGGCCGCCTTCAGCCAGGCTCCTGAGTCATCCGCCTGGAGGAGGATCCCGCCAGCGGGGTCACAAGGGATCTGATGTCCGCCTACCTGCTCGGGAACCAAGAGACACAGATCTTCCTCGCGGTGGGTCCACCATGGACTCTGCACCCCGTAGAAGATGTGCTCTGGCTTCGTACTTTGCAGGTGGGAAAGCAGGACAGCGTCGCGCACCAATGCCTCCTCAAGCCTCCAACTGCACTTCGCCTTGAGGTCGATGGTGCGCGTGTGAAGCCCACCCTCTTCGAATGTGATCGCTGTCCCTTTCCGAATTCGGCGAAGGTGTCTAGAAAACCAATCATCGACGAGCGGCATGCCTCGGAGCAAGGCCTCTGTCACGCTTGCTTCCCGGGCCGGCTCCTGGCCCTCCTTGTCGGGACCTCCGAGGTATTGCGGAAGCGGTTGCCTCAATGGTCCCCCAATGCGTCCCCACCCCTCGTCGGCGAGCAACAGGTTGATGGTCTGGAGTAGGGAAGTTTCGCTAGGGCAGAGCTTGTCGATCCGATTCAGGCGCTCGCGTGCCGCGAACAGTTCGATAGCCCTCGGCGATGCGCCACGCACTCGATTCCGCAGCAGCCACAGAAGTTTCATCAGGCAGCCCTCACCCTGGAGAGTGCATCACGTGCCTGCGCTACCCACGTTGGCTCTTTCCGTTGCATATGCCCCGGAATTGAGTGCCACCATTCCAGAGAGGCAGCAAGAGCAGAGATGCTGTCCGACAATGCCTTCGTCGGGTTGAGCCCCCTGCACGCCGTCACGCAGTCTGCGATCCTCTGGGCATTCGCCTCCGCCTCTTCAAGACCGATGAGGCCAGATCGATGCATCGATTCGGTCGAATCATAGCCGCACTCGCAGATTTCGAACTCGCCAAGTTCGTTCTCCGGTTGTGCCAGCACCCGCCGCCCGCCTGTCACCCAAGGTTCGCCCGTGTGTTCCATCTCGCCCTCCGCTCCCGTTGTTGGGGTTTCCGGGTCATTATACACCTTCCGCCTCAGGAGGTCAAGTCGCCCGCTCAATTCTTTCCTCTTCCACGCAGGGAACCGCTCCCCCGAAACAAAGGATTTCTTCCGGGGATGACGGTCCCGCCATAGGTGCCACCTCCTCGCTGTTTGGCGGCCTTGTCACGGCTTGGCCACGGCGTCCTAGGTAGTCCGCCGCCAGCTTCTTGATCGCTCCATCCTTCGTCGTCACAGCCTCGACACGCGGAGCCGTAGGGTCACACAACCCCTCGATCTGCATGCGCTTGATCCCCAGCACGTCGGAAACGACCGGGTCAGAGCCGGAATCGCTGACCAAGTAGTAGACTGACACAGGATCCTTCTGCCCATCGCGATGGATCCTCCCGGCACATTGATTGTGGACGCCTGGAGACCAGTCCAACTCTCCGAAGACAACCGTCCGACACGCGGCCTGGAGCCCATCGATCCCTTGCCCGGCGCGCAGGCTCATCACGAGAACCTTTGCACGCCCTTCGACGAACGCATCGCGTGCCGCATCCTTCTGCGTTGGCGACTCTGATCCGGTGAACATGACCGGAGAGAGGTCCTTCAGAAGGTCCATCCACACTGCATAGCACTCTCTGTGCCATCCGTAGAGGAGAACCTGTTCGCCAGAATCCACGAGCAGACGCACGAAGGCGGCCACATAGGGAGCTTTCCCGATACCCGTTGCTTGGCGCAACTTCCAATCGAGATCGCGCGCCGCTTGCCCGCGATCCGTCCACTCCGTCTCCGGCCGCAGGATCAGGCGAGCGAGTTCTGCCACTTCAACCGACACCCGGTCAAGTGCCTTCGGATCCGCATCGACGTGCTGCGGGATCACCATGACCTCAGGTAGTTCGCGCCGAACCTCGGCCCGCGTCCGGCGGATCATCAACCCAACTTCGCGGACGTACGTTCCGAAGCTGACCGGATCCCGCACGCGTGCCTGAGACGGCCGTTCCCCATAGCGGTGCAGACACCACTCGCGGTTGAACTCCTCAAGATCTCCGAGAGCTCCTGGGCGAATAGCTTCCATCACATTGAAGAACTCTCCACCATAATTATACACAGGCGTCGCGGACAATGCGATCCGATAGATCGCCGCATCGGCGACCTTGCGCGCCCCGTCGTACTTCTGGCTACCCCATCCGGTCCGCAGTTCCTGGACCTCGTCGAAGATGACCGTCCGCATCTGCCCGGCGAGATTCGAACTCCAGCCGGCGAGCTTGTGGTAGTTCATGATGAGGACGTCAGGGAAGGAGCCGCCGGCCGCGCCGACCGGATAGGGCTTCCCTTTCTTGATGATGTGAACGGACAGCCCAGGAGCGAACTTAGTGATCTCGCGCGCCCATTGTGTCGTGAGGTGCGTGAGTGTTACGACAAGCGCCGGCCGCGTCGTCGGCTCCGTCAGAGCGGCGATCGCAGAGGCTGTCTTCCCGAGACCGATGTCGTCAGCAAGAAGGAGTCCCTTCGTCTGTAGGAACGCCTCGGCTGCGATGCGTTGGTAGTCACGCAGCGGGATCGCCAGCGTAAAGGGCCGAGGCTCGATCTTCCCGAGAAGTAGCTCCTGGATGAGATTGACATGCTGATCGAATGCTCCGGCGCTCATCTCCATCCGCCGGCGATCACCTTCGCTGATCTCCATCGGGTAGCGTTCCGAGATCCAAAGGAGATCACGTGCCGTTTCGTCTGTCGCCCTGATGAGAAGATGCCCCGGAGTTCCGTTCTTCGAGACGCGATCGAGGAGTCGCTTGATCCTCATGGCGACGTGCGGCTCGGTGTCAACCATCCAGAGCCCCGTCTCTAGAACGAACCTCATCGTGCCATAGGTCCTCATAGCATCCCCGGTGAGAGATAGAGAACGCGAACCGTCTTCCCGTGCATCACCATCGGGATCTCGGAATGGGAAGCCCTCGTCGTGATGACGAGCAACTCGCGGACCTCCGATTGAAGAAGGTACCGGGAGATCTGTCGCAGGAGCGCGGCTCGGCTCCCGTCGACCTTCACTTCGATGCCGATCCCGGACTCCACAAGGAAGTCGATCCGGCCAGTCGAGAGATGTCTCTCATGCTCCCAACGGAGCCCCTCGCGCGCCATCACGTCTTCCATCCCCGCATGAAGCTGTTCCTCCGTCGAAAACCGGAATCGGTATCCAGCAAGGATCGTGCGCAGATCCGCTGCCGTCAATGGCGAGGCCGTCTGCATCAGGATCCCGTGCAATGGTTCCATGTGGTCCTTAGGAGGTCGCCAGCTCGTTGAACAGCCTTGCGAGGTCAGCGAACTGTTGCTCGCCGTACATCTGCGCCTCGTCATTGCGCGACCGCTTCTGGTTCCCGGCCAGCATCTGTTCGCGCTCAGTGATGAGTGCCTCGATCCGTGCCCGTCTCCCCTCTGCCGTAGGCTCCCCGATCGCCTGCCCCTCGACACACCACCAGTCCTCTCTGACCTCCGGGAAACTGACGGCGCCCTGGGCCACCGCCCAGGCCGGTCGTAGGTGACAGATACAGACAGGGAATCCGCCTTCGCGCCCGCCCGGCTTCGATTCCATAGCCGGGCACTCCTTGCATCTCCTGATTTCCATTGCCCGCTTCCTCCCTCAACGATTCGTGCGCCGGCTTTCCTTCGCCCTACGGCGCCGCGCTCGCTTCTCTCGATTCGCCGTCTTCTTCTTGTAGAGAGAGCTTCGGACTACCTCAGGCCGTCTCTCCCTCACGTCGCCTCCAAGCAAGGCGAGCACCGGGAACATCAACCGAGCCTCAATCTCCCGTCGGTTCATCGACCTCCCGCACTGCTAGATGTAGAGGAGAGGGCCACCTCTCTCGTACAAGAGGTGGCCCCGTCACAAGCCTGCCCGCTCTTACGTCGCTGCGGGAGCCGGGTTGCACACCTTCAGGAGAACCGGCGTCGACTGCCGCCAATGCTTCTGGATCTCCGGATGAGCGGTCAACCGGAACCGGAAGTCCCAGTCGATCCACTCACAGTTGGCCGGAATCGCTCCGCCGGATACCGGGATGACTACGCAGCCGCTTGTCCCGCACCCGGCCTTCGCCGTTGCCAGGGTCGCTGCATCGGTCGCCAAGGCCGTCGGCGGCACCTTGTTCGGGACCGCCGCCGGCAACGGATCGAGCTGCGTGTCGAGTTCGGCCTGAGCCTTCTCGAATGCCGCCCAGGTCGCGTCGTAGATCGCCTGGATCTGCGGATTGCAGCTCGTCGGCTTCCCTTGTCCGGGCCGCTCGGCGAGCGCATAGAAGTCAAACAAATCCTCGGCCGTCCAACGCTCGTCGACGCGAAGCCCCATGCCGTCCAGATAGATCGCCATGGGCTTCCCGTTCTCGCGATGAACGGCGCGGATGTTCACTTCGTGAGCTTCTCCCTTGTTCAGGGCCTTGGAATACCCACGAGGCTCGAAGCCTTTGAGCGTCACGAACGGTTCACAGCCGATCTCGCGCCGATGCGTTCCGAAGTGCTGGATCCCGCCCTCGTCGAAGTACGGAGAGTTCCAGAATCCACCGTAGAAGATGCCCGGCGCTTCCTCGACCGGAACCTCTGGAGTACCCGGCGTGACCGGTTTCGGCTTCGGTAGAATGACAGCCGGGCGAGGCTTCCTCGTCAGAAGGTAGGCCCCTCCGACAACGAGGGTGATGATCAGAAGCCAACCTAGTCCAGTCACTTCTGACCACCCGCCTCAAGCGCGGCAAGCTTCGCCGCTGCCTCCTTCGCCGCCTGGACTGCCGTGCCCCCGAGACCGAACTTCGCGCTGATCGTCGCATAGGCCAGCGTCATGAAGCCGCCAGCCTCCAATAGGCCCTTGATCGCAGCCACCGGATTCGCGAACAGCAACGAGAACCCGCCCGTCACCAGGAATGCGAGCACCGCCGAGATGAAGGCCGCGACGTAGGCGATCCACGTCATCGTCCGCGTCGTAACCCACTTCACTGGCAGTCTCTCCTTGATGAACTGAGCGACAATCATGCCGAGCGTTCCCGCGAGGATCGTCGTCACCAGTTGCTCCCATCCGCTCAATCCCGCACCTACTGCTGGGTCAGCCGCCGTCTGCGCGACAACCGACAGCGACAACAGCGCAACGAGCAACACACTCGCCAGAATCAACATAGCGGCGAGCCCCTTCGAGCATCTCTTTCTCCGCATTGAAACCTCCTCTTTCGCAGTTCCGTTTCTGCTCGTCCATCTTATCACTTCAGACCGGCGCCAGGTAATCGTCTACCGGTTCGACCATCCAGCAGCCTTGCAGAAGATCGCACCGCCCGTTAGCCCGACGCCGATGAAGAACCCGTTGATCAGGAGCCAGCCGGACTCGATGCGCCGTGCCTTCTCAAAGAACGGGATGGCGTTCGACTTGATGTACTCGAACTCGTCACCCGTCAACTGGGTCATGCCCTGGCTGAATCCCATTGAGGCCCGGTCGAGCGCCGCGAGTTCGGTGCACCGCTCCACGAGGCTCCGCAGGATGTCAAGCTGGTTCGCCGTCTTGAGGTTCGCCCGCTGGACGACCCAACTACCGTACTCGGGGAGGTTGGCGGCCTCCGCCTGCGTGATGAACTGCTGTAGGTATTGGGCTTTCGCCTTCGGCGTGCTGGCGTCGTAAGCCAGTTGAAGATCAGAGACGAATGCCTTGGCCTCCATGTGCTTCCACGCGGACACCCCGCCCAACGCCAATGTCCCCGCAACCAAGATCGCGATGATCCAACGCATTACCGCTCACCCCTTTGCTTGAGTAGGGCCAGCATGTCTGGCCTCAGAGCTTCCGCCAGCTTTCCGCCCAATGGCATTCCGTACACTCGCCAACCGCTAGGATAGCGGTGGTCCGTGGCCTCTCCAACGTCTTGCGCCTCGTCGTGCGTGCCATAGATCTCGACATCGTCCCAGATCTCCACGGCGCGCCCATGTTCCAGCAGGAAGTCTTCGGCCTCCTTGCCCGTCATCTCCTGCCCGCTGTCCATGTTCCTGAGCACCATCCCTTCGGAGTCGGGATCCATCTTCCAGAAACCGTCTTCGCCATCAGAGATCTCGATGTCATCAGCAGCCTCGATGGTCAGCTGAATGCGCCGCGCTTGGAGTAGGAAGATCACGTCTCTGGTGATCGTCCGCCGGATCTCCGCCCGGCGATCCCCCATCGCCTCCAAGAGCAACGCAATTGGATTCGGAGGCACCCGGCGGCCTGAGACCCTCCCACAGCCCTCGCATGGATGAGTTCTGTGGCTCAAGCAGCCTGGATGGGAACAAGGGACGCCATCGGGAAGCCCGGCCGTCTGATCGAGGTCCAAGACCAATGGGATGTGGTCAAACCCCTTGTCGAAGAGTTCGGTCGCCTTCTGGTGGAACGTCGCGGAATCGGTACACCCGCAGTTCCTGTACCACCTCTGGCCCTTGCCCTTCTGCCCGATGTTCAGGATCTCCCAGCCGTGGTCCCGAACGGCCCGCCGGGGGATTTGCTTTCCACACATCAGACACCCATGGTCAGGCCTTACCATGGCGCCTGCGCCGAAACCGGGCGGACTCGGTACTCCACAAGCGCCCCTTCGAGCTTCCCGCGTGCGAACCGAGTATCGAAGATCTGATAGGTGGTCACGCCGTGAGCGAACTTCCCTCCGATTTCCGCCCGCCGGTAGGTGCCGAGATAATGCCGTATCCACAAGATCTCGCCCGAATCCTTCCGTACGATCTCCGTTGTACTTTGGGCGGGCAAAGGTGAAGGGCCGAAGATCGCAACGGATACCTGATCGCCATCCGCTCCTTCTTCCCTCGTTCTTCCTTCGTCCCCACGACGCCCATGGCGGTCGTCTATCTCTTCGCGGGAAAGCTCCTCAATCTGTTGCCCGATGTAGCGGGCATCAATCGCCTCGCCTATGTAGCCAACGTGCTTTCCAGCCAGCGACCGCAATTCAATGCAGCAAGCCGAAGCCAACTGCATGAGTCGGGACATCCGCATTTCTCCTCTCTCTGCCTCGTCCAGAGCATCAAACATCCTCTGGAGCCCGGCGGACTTCGAGACCTCGGGAAACTCCCGGATGAATGCCTGGACTGATGCCCTTGCCGCTCTCGTCTTCTGTGACATTCCGCTCCTCCCCAGGTCCTCGCGGGTAGGTTCAGCGACCTTTCCGAGGAGGACCACCTCCCCCACCCGCGCGGCCTTTATCTCATGCGGGCAACCAGTTGCCTCGGCACCTTCCACCGGCGGTTCGCTTTCGCTGCCGTGCCCGCTGCGATCTCCCGGCTCAAGCTTCCCCAACCAACACCGAATTCGGCGCCGGAACGCTCTCCACTTCCTGCCCACGCAACCTCTTAGCGAAAGCCACCGCGTAGTCAGTGATCCGATTGAGGCTCGTGCGCTGCACATCTTCCTGAGATGCCTTGAACTCCGCCAGCTTCTCGGAATCGGTGATCGCCGCACACGCCGCATCGTAGATTCGGCGGTCGCCCCTGCTCATCGTCGCGAAACTCTCCAGCGCCGTGATGATCTCCGCCTTGTGCTGCTCGATAAAGTCCGCAACAGATGTGCCCTCGAACCATTCAGCGAGCAACGAATCCACTTCGGCCTGCGACATGAATAGCAGCAGTCCTCCGCAGGCTTCGCCCTGCGCATCTTTGATCGGGTACTGCCCTTGCCCGACGAGAATAGCTACGATCCTCGCCACAGCCACCGAATCAGCGTAGAACGTCACCGCATCGCTTGGGTTGATGAGTTCGTATAGCATCGCCCGCCCTCCTCGCGCTCGTTCAATCTCGCGCCGCTATTATAGCCGGATCGCCCAACGCTAACAAGCGGGCTACCTCTCCGGCATCTCTAGCCATTCCCTTCCATCAAGTAGACGCTTAGCAGTTCCCGCCACTTCTTTGCCGACGCGCACCGCTCCGTACTCATCACCGAAATCATAGGTGCTAGCACCGCGAGCCGGTGGAGTGAACTCCGGACACCCGTCGAGCGGATCGAACCACATCCCCGTCGTGGCGGGCATCCAACGGCCCCAGCCCTTGAAGAAGAACGGTATCCCGAAGGCGACCGAGTCATCCTTCACCCTCTTCGCCCACAGATAGTGCATTGGGCGAGCCTGCGAGCCCGTTTCGGCACCGCAGACGATCAGATTGAGCTTCGTGCCAGGACGTTCTCCGAACAGCCCGACCTCATCCATGAGTCTGACCTCTCCGAGCAGCGGCTCGACGCTCACCCAGTGCACCGCAGCCGGACATTGCATGAGCCAATCCAAGCGTTCGATATACCGCTGCTGCTCGAGGGTCGTCCCGAGCCAGACATTCGGAAGAGGCGCCGTACCCTCTCCTCGCTTGGCGAAAAACGCAGCCATGCGCTCCGGCCGTTTCGTGCAGATGAGGAACGTGTGTTGAGGGCATGTCGCTGCGACTCTCAATAAGTCCCGCACCTGATCGTCTGTCACCCCCTCGTGGGATAGATCATTCCACACGGCGAAGACTGTCGGCTTCCTCCTAGACGTCGGCTTGTTCAGCGACTCAGGCATCACCCTGATCTTGCCGTTGAACTTCCCGCCGTAGTCCACCAGCCCGCGATAACGCTTGATGATCTTCGCGTTACTCTGCCCGGCCCGCATATTGGTTTGAGAGGCACTCCAACAGTGGTCGCAGGCCGGAGAAACGTGCGTACACCCCTCCACATAGGAAAGGGCCTCGTCCCAGTACAAACCACTCGCCCGTCGCTCGTCAGACTCGCTCATCAGATCCGCCCCCACTCCACGACCTCGGACCTCACCCAGAGCTTGGGGAGGAAACCGCGTCCCTCCTCCAATCCCCACTGTGGGAAGTTCGCCAGCATCTTGTCGATTCCATCCAGATGAGCGACAAGAGGAAACCAGCGTGGCGAGTAGGCGAGAAGTCCGCTGTCCGCATCGCGCACGAGGTTGACCGGATCAAGGACAATGCCACCTTCCCTGCGGTCCACTGCGGCGATCATCGGGTAGAGGCCAAGCGTCGTCGCCAGGAGCACGAACTCCCCATCCACGCGCTGGCTGGTACCGTTAGGCAGTTCGCAAGTCCAGTGCCCGAATTGATTCCACATCCGCCGCGGCTTCACTCCTTCGGGGAGCACCGGCGTGGCCACTGCGTGCTTCTTGGCTTCCTTGAGTTCGGCGCGACGCCGCGAGACCTCTGGATCTTCCATCATCCACCTCTCCAACAAAGGAGCAGCCGGCCCAGCTGGGCGAGCCGGACCGGCTTACGAGCGGAGTCGTCTCACCACTTTGGCGAGAGATGCTGACGACGACTGATTGTAGCCGAACTCCGCAACGCCAGTCAAGGCTGTCCCGCCTCCAAGATCCTCCCCACGCCGTCGAGAAGCGCCTTGCGATCATCGCCCGAGAATCGTAACTTGCCTTTCGACGTGTAGACGAAGAGAAAGCTGCCCGCCATGTCCTTCACGTCGCGGACCGCCCCCTCATCCCGGATGCCTTCCGCCCCTTCCTCGATCTCCCCGTGCTCATAGGATCGACAGTCCCGGTCGATGAAGTGGATCATCCGCTCTCCGATCGGTGTCTCCGCGCTAGGCTCTCCCGCTTGCTCTGCATCTTCACGTCGTCATCATCCGGCGCATCGACGTGCACCGTCGTGATCCCTCCGCACTGCCTGCATCCGGCCACGGTCTCCCCGCCAACGACCTTCGCCGTGGGCCAGACACGCAGGTAGCCGACAGCCGCCCCACAATCCGAGCACGTTGGGTTGCCGACGATCTTCAATGGCCCTCCTTCTCGATGCACTTTCGCAACGCGGCGCTGAGTTGGGCGGGTTCGGAGCGCAGAATCGGGCCGATGCGTTCGAACTGCACCCAGAGCGATCCGTCGTGCTCTTGCTCGATCGTCATGCCGAGTTCCCCGATCAACGCCTCGACGAAGGCTGCCATCATCCACTTCTTCTCGATCTCCGCGAGGATCCCCTCGGGCCCGTGCCAGAGAGAGATGTCGGTGTCGGGAGACCACGGCTCAACGCTTGTTCTCTTCTTGCCATCGAGGCTCCCAGCGCGATAGAACTCGATGCGGTCTAGCGAGATGACGATCCCTTCTCTTGGGTTGGCCCAGTATTCCGCTCGTGCCATTGCTCCCAACCATCTCGCGATGCGCTCATTCGTGGTCGTCATTCGCCCCCTCCTTGATCCCGCCGCTGTCGGTCCCTGCATTCGATGGGCGCCCGCCAACCCGCACCGTCCACTCACCCGTGAACCGCCGCCCTATGTCGTCCTCGATCGTCACCTGGATCTGCGCGCACTGCTCAGAGAATGAGACCTCCCGGTAGGCGTCTGTGTTCTTCGGCCCAAGAAACGGGTAGCCGACCAACGCCAGCGGCGCGTAGGGCAAGGGATCCCCTCTCTCCCCCGGCTGGATGCTCGTGTAGACAGGGAACACCTTGATCGCGTTCTCCACGATCCACTGATTGCGTACAGTACAGTGGAAGGTGCCGGCTTCGTAGGGGTCGCAGAAGTACGAGTCGTCCGCCTCCTTCTGGTCACAGCGGAACCTGAATGCGACGATCCTCCATGGCCGGTCGTAGTAGATCCCGCTATTCCAAGAGCCAGCCGTGGACTGGCGGAACGCAAACTCGATCACCGTTGACACCATCGAGGTGAGTGTCCCCCACTCGTCTGCGGACCGCCCGTCGATTCTTGGCGGGTAGAAGTAGGGCGCGGGATTCGTCGCAGAGAACCGCTGTTCAGCGTGGCGGATCAGCCCTCGTTCCATGTTCACCGCTTCAACGACGCACGTGGCACCGTCGCGGAGCACTGCGATCGTCGCCGGGGCGCCCGGCGTCACCTCGCGTGTCGAACCATCAGGGAGGAGCACGCAGTATGCCCAGCCTGGCCCGAGGTCGTTGACGTTGATCTGAGCATCGAACGGAACGCAGCCATCCGTCGGCTCGGCGTCAATCTCGAAGATCACCGAGAAGTGCTCCGTACACCCACCCGAGAGCATCAGTCCCAACAGGACGAGGAGAACAACCGGCAACCAGAATGCCACCCGTTTCATCCGGATGGCCGACCCGGTTGCGAACCCTGCAACTGCTCCGCACCCATAGGCTATGAAGCGCATGGGATCTCACCTCCCGCAGGCGCCCCGCCCAGGAGGAACCCGTGCTCAACTCCCTGGTCAAAGGCCGCTTCCGCCAGCGTCTCGATCTCGGCCAATTCCTCAAGATCGGCTACCGGAAGGACTTTGAACAGCTCGCCCAGTCTCTCGCAAGCCACTTGTACCGTGCAGGTGAGCCGTTCGAAGACGCGGGCCAGCTCCCTCATTGCCCGCTCCACGTCGCCAAACGGAGCGAACAGCAATAGCGCGCGCCGATGCTCCTGTATCCAGACGCGCTCCCGCCCAGTGAGTCGCGCGCCCGTCTCCCTCGCCAAACCCTGTTCGGCGTACCACTTCACCGCCGCTTTCTTCGCCCGTCTCCTATTCATCACGCCCCCGTTCCGCCCTTCGTAAAGCCCTTCGCTCGGTAGCCTACCGCCACCCGCGGCGGAAGGATGATCCCCGTCCCCGCCCACCGACACGATGGGCAGACGATACGCACGGAGTTCCCAGCCGTCGCTTCCTTCGCCGACATATTGTGCAGCGACTCCGCGCCGCACGATCCGCACTCGACACGGCGGACGACATTCCGATCACTGAGAGCCGTCATCTTCTGCGGCCTCCTCGGTCTCGGCGCCTTGCAGAGCGAGGTCCGCGTCCTCCATCGTCGGCAACTCGGTGAGGTCGATGATCGTCAGCCGGTTGCCATCGGCGTCAGACAGACCGCCCCCCTTGCCTCGCTTCCAGGCCCATCCCTTCGCCAACCGGCCCAGCGCCATGACCACGACGTCGCCGCCCTTGTTCTCCGGCCGCTCTAGAACCGTCTCCACATCGAACGATCGGTAGACACGGACCAGTGGATCGATCTCGATCTCCTCCCGCAGCCCACTCCCCTCGTGGCCACCGCTGGACATCGGGTCGGTGACTGCAAGGAACAGGTTTGCCACCTGGCTGATGATCCCGAGCTCGGCCAGCTTTTCCTTGGCTTCAGCCTTCCCCAAGCCGACCATCTCCACAAGGAACTCCTGCACTCCCTTGCGGTCGAGAGTTCCGAAAAGACGGCGCTGCGAGCAGTTCTGGAGGATGGCAACGAAACTCGTCGGCAGGCCAACCGGCCACTGGAGTTCGTTGTGCTCCAGCCATTCGGCGGCCAGCGCTTCCTTGATCGCTACCTCCGAGTCGAAGCCATGCGCTCGGAAGAACTTCTCGGGTGTCGACGCCTCGGGCATCAGGAGGTCGTAGCCGCGGTAGAGTTCGAGCATCGCGCAGGCCCTCGATCCCTCGACGTGCTGTACTTCCTCCATCGTCCCGAGAATCGCTCGGAGCCTCTTGACACGCTGAAGGACGTGAACGTAGAGCTGATCGTGCGAGACCCGCACTCCATCGCGATCCTCCACCTCCAGAATGGGGTCCGGGTGTCCATCTTCGTCCTTGTGCTCCATGTCGATCGTGACGATCTTGTAGCCCTCAGCGTGGAGCTTCTGGGGATGGCAGAGCGGACAGCCGAGATTCAGTTTCTCTGGCTGGTTGCAGTCGGCGTCCTCCGGCATCCCACCCATTCCCTGATGGTCCGAGTGAACCATGTGCGTGCCATCCGTGTATGGGTGCCTGTGGAAGAATGCACAGGCCCCCTCTGTCCTCTCTGTGACCTGTGCTCTCACCTCTGGACTGACTGGCATCAAACCCTCCCCGGCTTCTCCACGAGCTTCTTGTCACGTCCTTGCCCGACAAGCAGCATCTCCCATCGCAACGCCAGCACCCACGGGTTGCGCTCAACCGAACCGTGGAGATCGGCGAACCACCGCAGGTAGTCTTCGATGCCCTCGGCGCCTTCTTCCAAGGCATCCTGCGCCGTGAGCTGGTTGGCGCGTTCCAACCGGATTCCCGACAAGGTGATGAGATACCTGGAGGCCCAGTGCGGAAGGTGCAGCGATGGGTGCCCTCCTTCCAAGCGTTTGAACGATTGGAGGGTCGCCAGCATCTCCGGCTCGGGTATGACCTCGTTGCCGCAGTCTGGGTCAATTCCCGTGAAGAAGATCCGCCCGTCGCGGAAAGTCCACGGCTCTCTGATCCAGAGCATCGAGCCCTCGCCGCCGAATGGGGAGTCCACGAACATCTCGGTTTGCGCCTGCTTGTGCGTCAGTCGCCAACGCCGCGTATCTCGGAACGCCACGCCCTCCGGGTCGTCCACCAGCCAGTCATCGGGCCGGAAGTTGATCTCCTCAAGGCACACCGGCATCCTCCGCGTCTGCCACTTCCGGCGTTCGCAGATCGCGCGGATCCCTCGCTCGCACATCAAGAGCTGCTTCTTGCTTTCATTCGACATCGGTGCTCCCCCTCTCGTTTGCTGCCTCGTGGAACGTCGCCGACTCCTTCAAGAAGACCGCGCGGACAATACCCGGCGGCCCATTACGCTGCTTCGCCACAATCAACTCGGCGGGTACTCCTTTCCTGACGCGTGCCCCATCCTCCGGCGGCCCCTCGTAGTAGTCGCAACGGTAGATGAAGAGGACGACGTCGCTATCCTGTTCGATTGCCCCACTTTCACGTAGATCTGAGAGTCGTGGTCGTTTGTTGTCACGCTCCTCCACCTTCCTGCTTAGCTGGGAGACGCCCACCACCGGCACATTCAACTCGCGCGCTAGGCGTTTGAGTGAGCGTGTGATGTACGCGATTTCCTGCTCCCTCAGCTGCGTCTTGATCCCCGCGTCCATGAGTTGTAGGTAGTCCACGACCACCAGGGCGAGGTCCCCGGTCTGCGCCGAGATCCTGCGCGCGCGACTCCTGATCTCCATGACCGTAGACCCTGGGGAGTCGTCGATCAACAGCCTCCCGAGGTGGAGGCCCGGGATCACCCGGACGATCTCCCGGAAGCCATCCATCGCCATGAACCCAGTCCGCAGCTTGTGGAGGTCCGTGTGCGATGCCCCCGTCAGTAACCGTTCCAGGACCTGCTCTTTCGACATCTCCAGGCTGAAGAAGGCGATGGTCCCAGATCCCTTCAAGAGAATCTCGCGGACGAACGCGAGAACCAAGCTCGATTTCCCGGTGCCCGGCCGCCCGGCTATCACGATGAGGTCGGACGGCATGAGGCCGCCCGTCAGCCCGTCGAGTGTCGGGAAGTGGGTGCGGACCCCGACGCAGCGATTCGGATCATTGTGTCGTGCCTCAAGCTCGTTGAGATGCTCTGAGAGGAATGACTCGGCGCTGACGTAGGTTCGCTCTTGTCCTCGTTCGGCAATGGCGAAGATCTGTCCCTCCGCTTGATCTAGGAGCTTCTCGACCTCCTCCACCTCGTCATAGCCACTCTCCGTGATGATGGCCCCTGCCTCGATCAGCGAGCGGAGTGCCGACTTCTTGCGGATGATCTGGCAGTAGTACTCGACGGAGGTCGACGTCGCCGCGTGCGCCAGGAGTTCGTTCAAGTAGAGGCGCCCGCCGGCACGCTCGGTATCCCCTTGCTCATCGAGCGCATTGGCCATCGAGATGATGTCTGTCGGAATCCCTTCGGCAAACTGGTTGACGAAGCAGCGGAAGAGGATCCGATGCTTTTGGAGGTAGAAGTCCTCGGCTCTCAGCGCCTCGATGCCAATGGAAAGGGCCTCTCCACCACCCCAACCAAGCATAAAGGCACCGAGCACGAGTTGCTCTGCCTCGATGTTCTTGGGCAACTCGCGCACGGCGCCATCCGTGATCTCCTCTCTCGCCATCTCCGCCCTCCGCTCTGAATCCCAGATCCTAGCCGACGCCCAGAGCCTCCATCCTGCCCCCAGCGAGGCAGGGAGTAGCCGCAAGCCGCTCGGAGGCGAAGACCTCCACTTGGGCCGCGTAGTACCGAGCGAAAGCCGAGCGTACCGCCGCCCGGTTCTCCCCGTCCGCCATCTCGCGGAGACCAACCTGCTTTGCTGCCCTTCGAATCGCAATGTCCAGAGCCATGTAGGCGTCCCAAGCATGTTCGTCGGCGAGTTCCGCCCGCGCAATTCCGTCACGACACGCGGCCACCGCCTGCTCGAATGCTTGTCCCTCCAATGGCTTTTCAGCTTGAGTCAAGGCCACGGCCTCCTGGTAGATCGCACCGGGGGCAAGAGGATACCTCCGCGACGCCTTTCGCACAGCGGCCAACGTCGCGCGCTCCAACAGGTCGTCCGGGATACCCGCGAACATCTTCTCCCAGACCCTCCACATCGCAGTCACCTTTTCCTCGGTGTCAGGGAACTCGAAACCGACGGTGGCATGGAGCAATGCCGCCGCGTCCAAGATTGCTGTCTTCGTAGCCATCGCTTTGTCCACCTCCTGGCAGACAGTATACCCGGAAACCACAATGTAACACAAGCCCGCCCGCTATCCTTCCTGGGGTGGGCCGCCAGCGTCTCCGTTGAGCCAGGCAGTGGTCCCACGCGCCGCCGATTCTTTCGGGTCGAGTGCCGGTCTCCCACTCCGCTCCCACTGCCTCGCTGCGCCGAGGTATCCGGGGAAGTTCTCGGTTCCAAAGATCGTCTTGGGCCGCAGGTAGTTCGTCATCTTCGGGTCCCGAAACCACTCAGCGAACTTGAAGTGGACAACTAGCAGGATGTCTTCGTGGGTCGCACCCTCGGCAACGCGTGCCTTGATTCCGTGTCCCTCTCGGAACCGGGCCGCGCCCGTCCTCTCGCACAGATCGTTGAGCAGGTTGACCGCATCACGTTCGATTCGCTCCGCTGAGACCTTCACCGGCCCGCCCTCCTCCCCCCCGCACCCCCCACTACCAACTACATCTCGAACTACAACTACATCTATATCTGTATCTGTGTCACCTCGGGGTGTCGTCGAGGACTCCTTGAGGTCACCTAATGCCCCGCCGAAGAGGGAGTCAGAACCGCCAATGCGTCTCATTTCCAACAACAATCGGTGACACCCCGGCGCCCATTCGTTCACCGCTGCATAAAGGCGCTTATACAACGGTGAACTCGGGAGGTCACGCAGTCGATCCATCGCCCCTTTTTCGCGATCGCCGGCCGAGAGTTTGTTGAACTTCAGGAAGTGCAGGATGAAGACGATGCACGTGGCTTGATCGTAGGCGATCAGCCCCCGCTTCTCTAGCGCGCTGAGAGTCTCCCTCGCCTTCTCTTCCGTCCACTCCAAGTCGTCAGCCATGTACGGCAGTGGCACCCGGTAGTACCCCAGCATGTTCCCGTGGTCATTTCCCAAGAGGTAGTTCCACGCCAACTTCGCAGCGTCACTGAGGCCGCGTACAGATGGACTCCGCCAGAGCCGCCCCTGAATCACACCGAACGCCATCCCCGCCCCTTCCCCTCTGAGTGGGAAGGCAAGAAGGCCCTCCGCTCAGAGACAGGCTGTTGCCAGCCTACGGAGAGCCCCCCGCCCGAAATGTTGCGTCACGCTTCCGCTCCCGCCCCAACTCGCAGATCGAGTTGAGGCTCGCCCGCGTCCATGTTCATCAGCCGGTAACGCCAGTCCTTGGCGTCGAACCGCTTCGCCGGTTCAAGCATCAGTCGATGTTCCGGCTTGCGCTCAAGTTCCCGGCGAATCGAAGACATGTGTGTCGAGATCGCGGTGGTCAGCCCACACTGCGCAACGACCTCGCCCGCCGAAACGTACTCCCCGCGATGCCGGTAGAGGAGCCTGAAGATCCGTTCCTCCACAGTGCCCGGCGTTGTGATCGACCCGCCAAGATGCCCCGTGCCCCTCGCCGACTCCACCCTCATGCCCCACCTCCGCTTGCTCACCCCACCATACGCCCCGCGCCCAGCCGAAACAACTATCCGGCACAACTGGCCCGTGCGGGCCGCCGGGGCCAGCAGCGGACCGCACAGAACCCCGCAGCCCCTATTCCGCGGATGCCCCCTCCACCTCGCCGCCAGAGAGAGCGAACGTCACCTCAGAGCCGTGACCGACCCTCCCCATGAGCACCAGCTTGCCGACGCGCTCGGCCGCCACCCTGATCCGATCCAACGTCGTCTGATCGAACAGCGATCCCTCGTCGAAGATGATGGCCGGCGCCTTCGGGTTGAGGGCCGAGGCCAAGTAGATCGCGATCTCTGCCTTCTCCCCGGTACTCGCCTGGGAGAACGGACGCCCGCGGAACAGGAGGTCGCCGTCTCGAAACGCCAAGCCCTCCACACCGAACTCGGCCGCTTGGAGTGCCTTCTCCCGAGTCACGTCAAGGGCCACCAGCGCCTTCGTCAACGCCACTGATTCGGAGTCCTTCGCCTCCCTCTGCTTCAAGAGTTCTCCGCGTCGCTGTTGCTCTCGGATCTTGGCATTCGTCCCCTCGGCCTCAGAGATCCGCTGGGAGACCGCGCTGAGTGGCGTATCGACGAGTGCCTCGGCTTCGTACGCCGCCAGTTCCGCCTCGGCCTCGCTCTTGGTGAGTTGGTCGTCAGCCGTCTCCAGGTCGCGGGATAGGGTCGCGTGCTGTCTCTCAAGATCATCGATCTGCGCGGCCATCCCCTCCACGCGGTCGGCCAGCGTCCGCCGTGCGTCCTGCGCTCCCCGGAGAGCCACAAGCAGATTGCGAGCCGCGTTACGCAGCACTTCATGGCCCTTGTTCTCGGTGGAGATCCGCTCCATCTCCTGCGAGAACAAGGGCCATGAAGTGCTGCGTAACGCGGCTCGCAATCTGCTTGTGGCTCT